GGTTGATCCTACGGAGCCCCCATCTCCCTTTCAAGGAAACAGTCCCGGATCACTACCATCACAGTTTTGTGTCCCCCAGCAAATGCAAGCATTGGGCCGTGGCCAGGGCGTCCCGCACACAAAATGAGATCAGGCAGCAGCAGTATCACGTAACTACGGGCTGCAAGCCAGCAACCGTAACAGCGTCGTGGTACCAAAAGTTCCCAAGAGTGGATGTGCTAACCGGCAAAGCATCACCGGCCACAAACATAACCATCTGGCAACTACGATCAAAGATGTTAGTGTCCAGAGTGGCCGTGCTGTTGGTGTCGAACATCTTCCTACGGCAGCGTGTGGGAAATGTTATGTCAGTCTCCTGCCAAACAGGGAAAGATACAACATCCCCTAGACCACGTACTGCACTCACATAAGTGGTGCCAGTGAGGGCCAGCAATGTAGTGATAACCTCAGGATTGTCAGTAAACCCAACAAAGATTCTACCACTAGTCGTGGCACCAACACTAGGCTCCCACCGAACCTTGGTTCCTGGCATGAACTTACCGACACTGTACTTGCCGACAAGACTAGGTCCGACAGCATTAAACAGATCGTTTCCATAACCGGGAATGTAAATGCGCTGTGAAGGCACTGCCAGCCCACCGCTGTCGGAACCCAAATAGGTGCCAATGGCGGAGTACTTAAGCAGTGCCGAATCATTGGAAGTTTTGGTAATACTCGGCTGCGAATTGCGGCGCTTGCGCACGCTAGTTGAAAATGGGTTCATCCCAGGCTTCCTAGATTTCGCCATGTCGTCAACGGGTTGTTTTGATCAATTGAATTAGTCTCAGCAAACATCATAGGGCGCGGAAGGTCGATTTGGATCGGCGTGGAATACTCGGCTTCGAGCTCCTCCTGGAGGTCAGGCAGCAGACCAAAGGCAAGATAAAATGAATACCTGCCCCTGTCTGTGATGACCCCAGGTCGGACGCCCTTGGCCAGATACCCCATGCCCGACTCCCAAACCAAACCCCCTGCGCCCTGCGGTGCTGCCTTACCCAGCCGGATAAGCTGACGGTACCAGGCATCCCACACTGGGACTCCACTAGTCAAAGCGGCTCCACAAACACCAATGGTGTGGATCCAGTAGGCAAAGGATGCCGGGTTGTCCCACGACATAAGGCTAACGCAGTCCTTGGACATAGCTGTGCGGGGATCTCGGACCATCCTATATGATCCATCAACCCACACCGGTGAGCATTGGCAAAACACCACTCGCTCCAACACGTCCACAACCGCCTCCTTAGTCAGGGTAAACCCGAAATCAAGAAACCACTGGTCTATACCATCAAGCTTGTGCAAATCACCCCGCTCAAGGAACAACACACAGTCATCGCCATTGTTAGCTAGCCGGACGACACACCCGACATGCTCGCAATAGGCGAGAACTATGCTGCTCATGAGGAGACAATTGCCCATGCCCGTGTTGATGTCCCCAGACATACGACACCCGACAACGTCATAATCCACACGTCGACCCTCAACACGAGCCACCCCATGATTGCGCAATTGCATCCGGAGTAACCTCCTAAGTTCCACAGACCTGAAAACACTGTTATAAATACTGTGTTCCCACTCCAAGGCTTCTTTGGAGACGTGTTGGTCGAACCGGCTGGCATCAAGGCCTACAGCAACAGGATCCCGAAAGGCTTGCCAATTTTCCTGCATCTGTTCCCCTTGTTGATCAGCATTCAAACCCTTGACAATCACGCGATATCCGAAGACACGCTTGAACCCCACGCACAACTCCCGTTCAAACATCTTAAGGTAACATCCAACCTTTAGATTGAACCTAGGGCTACGTGGCTGTATGACTCGCGGAGCAGGGTCAACCTTTTCACTAAGGTTGACCTTCTCAGCCTTGACAAATGTGTTCACCCAAGCATCCTTGAGATGCAAAGCCTCCTGCTTAAGGCTCTCAAAGGCCCGGCTATAAATGCCCCGCTTGCGCCCATTGTACAAAGAGGAATAATCTTCCTCAGGTACAACGGGGGTCGAGGTCAGGACACGCAATAGCCGGTTCCTGAGTTTCCCCAGTCTTGAGTTGAATACACCTGGTTTGGGCTGAGGGGGTCGATTAAGCCCCCCATTGCGGGAAACGTAAAATACGCGTTCCACAATGCCACGAGCCAAGTTCCTCATCGAAGACAGATGGACACCAAAGCTGACCCCAGTTCCCAAGCCAGCCAGGTATCGCACTGTCCGTCTACCCTTATCTACCCAACCAATACATTCCCGGACCCGCAACCGTGGATGGGCGGAATGATCAACGCCCGTTTCCACGCCGGGAAGAATAGCTGGGCACCCCTAGCGGGGGCCACCAACCATGGCACGACGATTCGCCACGGCCGGATCTGCAGCAAAC